TTCCGACATTTTGATCTCCTTTTGAGCTTGCGCTCCGTCCAGTGTGTCACTAGCTACCGATAACTTATCATCTTTAGCCAGAGACTGACTGGCTAGATCTACACGATTGGTGAAAGTTTTCTTGAAATCTTCATACTCTGCTTCAGAGTCAAAAGACTTCGCCAGAGAAAAAGTAGCTGCTTGATTGCAAGGTACGGATACAACCGAAACTTCAAACAACTCAGCGTCCTTTATCTTATATCCGTCAGTTTCCGATAAGTAATCAGCGTCCTTGACCCGGAAACCAACAGAAAAGGCTCCAAGGACACCGTCTTTAACTAAATCACACACGCTTTCTGGTGCGGATTTACTAATCTTTGCTTCTAACTCTAAACCGTTTGGAGTTACTTTCAATCCTGTAGCGCGTCCAATTGGTTTATTATAGTCGTGGTTAAAAAGAATAATGGGATTATTCTCAAAATTCTTTAAGCCACCTTTTGCCCAGGCATCAGGAGAAATAGTGTCTCCAGCACGGTCGAAGTCATTCGTGCTTGCCATACCTCGAATCATTACACTTCCGTCTTCAACTTCGTGAGATTTAAAGGTAGAGGTTAGATTAAATATTTTATTCATCTTCTTTCTTCTCTTCTGATGCTTTAGCTAGGGCAGCTAATGGATCAGGCTTGGCACAGTCGCAGTCAGGTCCACAGTCACACTCTGGATCTCCACAGACTTCACAAGGTTCTTCAGCTTTAACTGAGTCCTCCTTTTTTTCGCCCTGTAGTTGTGCCCAAATATCTGGATGATCTTTCTCGATAAATGTTACGAGTCGAGACCAGCTTCCAAATAAATTCATCAAATTACCAGACCGAACTGCTGTCGGCTTGGTAATATTATCAAACTCTTTTTTACTAAGAACCTTACCTTCCTCAAGCATTGCCATTGCTGCTGCTTGTATAGCTACATCTCTGCGCCGTATGCTACCCATCTCCTTCTCCTTCTTGTGGTCTGCCACCTTCATCAGGATTTGCAGCACTTCCCGCAATATTGGCAGGGACTCTTACGTCATCTTGTCCTTCAACAGGGTCAAAACCTAAATGCTCTCTTGCTTCGTTTGCAGATATTATGCCGCCATTAACTAAGGCTGTATAATATTGAGATTGATCTCTCATTTCTGGTTGCAATGCTGGAACATCTGTTACGTCTTCTTTTAGCTCAAAGCCAAAGTATCTTTCAAATCCATAGTGAATTTTTTTCACTATTGGTAGTACTGTCTCTAAATAATACATTCGCATGTTTGGACGAATATTTGCATTATTACCTGAATCTAATAAGATTGGTGGTATACCCAATGCTTTTAAAATAATCTTTTCGTTTTCATGTATTGCTGTTTGAAAATCTAATTCTCTAAAGTTTGTATTTGAAATACTATCTATTTCAATGCCTCCATCCAGAATTAAAGGCCTTCGACCTCCTGAGTCTGGACGATAACGGAGCGACCAGGATTGTATCATTCGCTCTTTTATCTTTTCACTAAGTGTATTAGGACTTTTAAGTACTAATCCTGGTACGGCTCCATTTTTGAAAAAATTATCTTGAAACTGTCTCATATTCTGCATTAGAATCATAGTTCTAAGTGCAGGCTTTAGTCGAGATATACCTCGATAAATAGAGTAAAAAGAATTATCTTTGATGTGAATTATTTCGGAAGGTTTATAGTCTACTGTCTCGTTAAAAGTAAACTTTTCAATATAAGTAGTTTTACTTGAGTGAATATTTACTTTATTGGCCGGAAGATGATATAGATGAACCCCATCAAAATAAACAAAGATATTTCCATCAATAAGATAATCAGTAAGTAAGTTTCTTTTGAAAGTACTAATATCTTGAAATGGGTTTGGTTCTTTATTAAGTAGCAGTCGTACTTTAGATCTCTTTACCCCTTTTACAATATTTTGTAAGCCTTGTATCTGTTCTCCTACCGTGGTTTTAATCTCAGAGGCATCATCTACAATTAAGTTTACGCCTCTGTTTACAATTTCTATATCCTCGTATGCTTTCTCATACTTAAGGGTAAACTCCCTGGAGGGAGCAGTTTGATGATCGTAGTATTGTTGTGCAGGGTTAAGTTTTTCAACCGCTGCCTCTCTTCCTATAAAACGATCATACCATGCCATGTTTTTCTCTTTGAATCTCTACCCAGTTTTCTTGCTTTTTTGCAGTTGTCAAAGCTGGATCTCTTCCATACACCTTGTGTAATTTTAAGTGGTGTGCATGGCATAATGTAACTGTATGGTCATACAATTCAGCCCAATGCTCTTGTATGAAATCTTCCCGAAAAGATAGAATGTTTTCGGGAAGTAACTTGTTCTTTTTTACATAATTATGAACTAACGGACTTAAGGAATAAAAATGGTGAAAATCAAGTTCCGTTTTTTCTCCGCAAATATAGCACTCAGTGCCTTTATTATATTTGTTTTTTGCTTTGTCCCTTATGTATTTTACGAGGTCTCTTTTTAGATCCATTTCCGAATACCAGAATTATAGCGAATATGAGGTATCATGTCAAATATTATTTTTGATGTGGTATCTCTAGAAGCCGCTGTTTGATGTTTCAAATGAATACAATGCATAACGCAGTGCATCCGCCATGTGTGACGCACGATTGTGCTTTGGTTTCTCTTTCAAAAGGTTTGGGTTTGGGTCCCATTGGTATTGATCTAACGATTGGAGGGTTTCTTTACAATATTGATCAACAAGTAATCTATCGTTATCTACAATTGCTTGTACATGGGAGATTCCGTCTAGGATAGACTTCTTTGCATTTACAGTAGTAATGTCATAGTTTTGTGCAAAGTCAAATCGTGTTTGTTGGGCTGCAGAGTCGATATAAATGTAATCAATATCCCACTTATCTATCAACTCTCTTATTTCTGAAGCGTGTTGTTCTGTGGTTCTTTCTGCATCTAGATACTCGTCGAGAAGATAATATTTTTCTTCATCCCACGAATAAGCAATAACGCAAAAAGCAGTAGGGTCGCGATATCCGACATCCAGTCCTGCAAAAACATCCATCCCAGATGTTTCTATTTCTTGGAAAGAGCCTACACATTCATCAAACTTGAAGTTCCAGACTTGTCCTTCATACGTATTAAAGTCTGCTTCATACTCTTGTCTAAACTCAGCTTCGGACATACTTTTTCTAGCTTCCTGAATATCCATTTCAGACATTCGAGGATTAGATTTATAACTCGCCTTAATAGAAATCCATTCCGGGAAATCATCAATAAACCCCCTATCAAAAAACTCTGCGAACCAGTTATTTCTTCCACGAGGAGTTGATATAAATATAGCTTTTGAGTTGTCTTTATCGAGAGTCGGGCGCAAAGCTACGTTAAAAGCATCTCTACCGTCGGCAAGCGCCGCCTCATCAAAGATAATCAAATCATATGATCTACCAACGCACGAGTCAACTTGGTTAACTGATCCCATGCGTATAGTAGAACCGTTCGAAATCTCTATCACTTTATCTTTTGCATTATCTCTAATTACTTCTAGATCAAAGTGTTTTATAAGTGTTCTCTGCAGATCAAAAGAGATCTGCGAGAGAGCATAGTTCGGAGACATGATCAAAATATTTGACGAAGGAACCAGTGAAACGAGTTGACCAATTATATTGGCTATGTATGTCTTTCCTTGCCTTCGTGAGATTGCCGCGCAGACAAATCGATACTTTGGATTATTAATAGCATTTATAATTGCTACTTGAGAAGGTAAAGGAGTGATACCCAGTAAATCCATATATGGCTCTACTGGTAATTTCAAAAATTTATCTTCTGCTGAATAATCACAGATATATTCAGATAATATATCTTTGCGGCTGATCTCTATTGACATTTAGTCTTGTCCCATTGAACGTGTTTTGCTATACTTTCTACAATACTCTAGCTCTGTAAGATATTCTTCTTCCTCTTTTGAAGGTCGAATGCTCTTTTTATATTCTTCTACGAACTCAAGTATCTCTTCAGTCTCGGATTTTTCTGGAAGCGCCATAATACCACCCTTGTATTAGTTTTACCGCGACAGTATTCCACCAGAAGAAAGTTTTATGAAAAACATAATGACGAATACAATCTCATAAAAAGTGAATTTAAGCATTTGATTTTAAATAAAAACAGGATTGATGCCTTAAAAAGTTTAGAGGGCTCTG